TAGAAATACCAAATATACCAACAAAAGAAGATTTTGAGAAACAATTGGAACAAAAAACTCCAACCGAAGAAGAAATAAAAGCATTGGCAGAGGACAAAATAAAAGGATTAATACCAGACATACCTTTTATCAATATAATTCCTCCAACATTCATATGGTCAGCAAAAACAAATATAATGATTGACCCATTTATAACATTATCACAAATACATTTAGCTGGTGTAGGTGGTAATATGGCAGTTACTGCACAATACTCACCTCCAGCTCCACCGGCTCCTGCAATTATAAATTATACAGGATATCAAGTAAAAAACGGCCCATCTGTTCCTGACTTTCCATCAACTGTTGATTTTCCAGAAGTGGATTTGGGAAGTATAGAACTACCAAAATTTCCAGAACTACCAGAATTACCACAATTAAGTGTCGTTGATATAGCGTCATCATTGACGATATCTTTACCAAATATAGAAGTTAAAACACCAAATATAGAAGTTAAAACACCCAACTTACCAAATGTTGGATAATTATTAAATCAAATATTTATTATTAAAACATACAAAAGATTATTATGGATTCAAAATTATTAGTAGGTTTAATTAAAGAAGTTGTTAAAAACGAAGTAAAACAACAAGTTAAAGAAGAACTTGCAAAGTTAATTAAATCTGGTGCAGTTACATTAAATTCACAAAACAAACCAACTACCCCATCTTTGAGAGAAATGACAGAAGTTGCAGATGTTCCTGTTAGAAAACCACAACCGGTTCAACAACAAAGACCTCAACAAACAAAGGAATATACAAAAAATCCAATATTAAATGAGGTGTTAAGTCAAACACAACCATTTACTGCAGAACAAAGAAAAGAAGGTGCTCAGGCGATTGGGAGTGTATTAGATATGTTACAACCACAACAAAAAATGGAAGGAGATTGGGAAACTATGGATTATAGAATGATACATGACATTCCACAAAATGCACCAAACTTCCAATCAACTGGTGATAGTTTACAAGATGCTACAGTAAAAGCATTAACGAGAGATTATAGTGAATTAGTAAAGAGATTTAAATAATGGCAATAGAACTTGGTAAATTTAATGTAAGTGATTTAACACAAAATGACTACAAAGTATTAGGAATTGGAATTAATAAAAAATCCGATTCTAATGGTATTTTTGCAGTTAATTATACAACAATTGCCCAAGCCAGTGAAAATTTAAAAAACTTAATTTTAACTAAAAAAGGTGAAAGAGTAATGCAACCTGAATTTGGTTGTGACATTTGGGAATTGTTATTTGAACCAATTTCTGAAGATGTAATTTCAACACAAATTGAAAGTAGTATTTTAAGTGCAGTTGAAATTTGGTTACCATATATAAACATAGATAAAATTATATTTGATTATGATGAAAATGATATAGACTCAAATAAAATAAATGTAGAAGTTAAATTTTCATTGAAGTCTAATCCAACCATCACAGAATCAATTAATATTAATATAAACAACTAAAATAAATGGCAATCAAACCTATTAAAAAAAGTTGGGGTAGTGAAAAAAATATAAACTATTTAGGAAAAGATTTTAATTCTTTGAAACAAAATCTTATTGACTATACAAAAACATATTTTCCAAATTCATATTCCGATTTTAATGAATCTTCACCGGGTATGGTGTTCGTAGAACAAGCAGCTGCTATTGGTGATATTCTTTCTTTTTACCAAGATGTTCAATTGAAAGAATCAATGTTGGCACATGCTACCGAAAGAAAAAATGTAGTGGCATTGGCACAATCGTTGGGATATAAACCAAAAGTAACAACTCCAGCGGTAACAACATTAACTATATATCAATTAGTTCCATCTATTGGAAATGGTGTAAATGTTAGACCAGATGAAAGTTATTGTTTAAAAATAAAAGATGGAATGGAAGTAACATCAACTACCAATTCAAATATAACTTTTAGAACGGTTGATGTTATTGATTTTGGATTATCAGGAAGCAGAGAAGTAGATGTGTATGAAAGAGATAATACAACCGGAGAACCAACATTTTATTTACTTACTAAAAAGGTTGAGGCAATATCGGCAACTGAACTTACTATAACAAAAGATTTTGGAGATTCAACTGATTATCCAACAACAACATTGGGAGATGAAAATATTATAGGAATATCATCGGTTGTAGATAGTAATAATAACAAATATTATGAAGTTCCTTATTTGGCACAAGAAAGTATATTTGTAGAAAAACCAAACACAGAATATAATAGTGACTTATACCAATATTCGGGATCAGTTCCATATATTTTAGAAGTTCAAAAAGTTCCAAGAAGATTTTCTGTAAAGGTAAATTCGGATAATACGATGGATTTACAATTCGGAAGTGGTGATACCAGATTGGATGATGAAGTTATTTTACCAAATCCAAAAAATGTTGGTTTAGGATTGGCAAATTCTGTTAATAGATTAAATGATGGAATTGACCCATCTAATTTCTTAAAAACAAATACATTTGGTATTGCACCTATAAACACATCATTAACTATTAAATATTTAGTTGGTGGTGGTGTTAGTTCAAATGTAAATGTTGGGGATTTAACAACAATAAGTAAAATAGAATATGAAGAAGATTTGATATCAATTGTAAATCCAGCAACATACAATACTGTAAAACAATCTGTGGCTGTTGAAAACTTAGAACCTGCAACAGGTGGTAGAGGTAGTGAAACAATCGAAGAAATAAGACAAAATGCATTGGCCACATTTGGTTCACAAAATAGAGCAGTAACAAGACAAGACTATATAGTAAGAGCAATGTCAATGCCTGAAAGATATGGTAGTGTTGCTAAAGTATATGTTAGTCCAGATGGAGAAATTGATAACAACTCTCCTGCATCTATTCTTGCAAATCCAAAAAACATTACAGAATTTACTAACTTAGTAGATTCAATTAAAGGTTTACCAAAACAAGATATACAAAAAGAATTAGTTAAATATCTCACTCAAAAGAAAACAAACATTGCGGAAGTAAATAATCCATTTGCAATCAATATGTATGTTTTAGGATATGACCAAAATAAAAAATTAACAAATATAAATCAAGCAGTTAAACAAAATCTTAAAACTTATTTGGGTGAATATAGAATGTTGACAGATGGTGTTAATATCATTGATGGGTTTGTTATTAATATTGGTGTTGATTTTGAAATTATGGTTTATTCAAATTATAATAAAAGAGAAGTAGTAACTAATTGTTTGACTGAATTGCAAGAGTATTTTAATATAGACAATTGGACATTTAATAAACCAATTAATATTTCTGAAATAGAATTGATATTGGCAAATGTAGAAGGAGTTATGAGTGTTCCATCCGTTACCATTTCAAATTTATGTGGTGGTGATGGAAATTATTCAACAAACAGATATAACATCAATGAGGCAACTAAGGGTAAAATAGTTTATCCATCCCTAGACCCGTCAATATTTGAAGTTAAATATCCTAACAAAGACATCAAAGGGAGGGCTTTATAATGCATAAATTTTTTACATCATCATACGATGCAAGTATCTACTTACAACAACCTGACCAAAATGCAGGTAGAGATGAGATATTGGAAGTGGGTAAACTTTATTATGGTTCTACAAAAGATATAGCTAGAGCGTTGTTAAAGTTTGATACAAATCAAATATCACAATCAGTTGCAGAAAATATTGGAACAGGAAGTTATTCTGTTTTTTTAAATCTTAAATCTGCAATATCCGAAGAAATTCCTTTAGAATATACAATTTATGCAAATGCAGTTTCTCAAAGTTGGACAATGGGAACTGGTACAAAATTTGATAATATTACAACTGATGGCATTAGTTGGAAATATAGAAATGGAACTGATACTTGGCAAGATAATGTTACCGCAGGAACTGCAATATTTTCTGCAGGAACTACTGGTTCTGCAAATGCAGAAGGTGGTACTTGGTATTTAAGTGGTTCTGCATCACAATCATACTCATATGAACCAGATGATGTTAGAATGGATATTACCAGTATGGTTAGATTATGGATTAGTGGTTCAAATAATGGTGGATTACCTAATAATGGTTTAATAGTTCATCATAGTTTGGAAAATGAAGCAAATACATTGGATTATGGTGTATTAAAGTTCTTCTCAAAAGAAACTAATACAATATATGAACCAAAATTAGAATTGGTTTGGAATGACCAAATATTCACAACAGGAAGTTTAACACCAGTTACGGGTTCTGCATCTGATGATGATTATAAGATAGTTGTTCAAAATTTGAAAAAACAATATCCACAAAATCAAAAAGTAAAAGTTAGAGTTAAAGGTAGAGATATGTTTCCATTAAAATCTTTTGGAACAACATTTGCATATGACCAAACGAAATATTTACCAACTACTACTTATTATCAGGTCGAAGATTATATAACTGGTGAAATAATTTTCCCATTTGGTGAGTATACTAAAGTTAGTTGTGATTCTACTTCTAATTATTTTATAATGGATTTAAATACATTACCAATCAATAGAACATATGTTTTAAAATTGAAAATAGTTGAGAGTGGAATATCTACAATTATAGACGATAAATTAACATTTGAAATAATTTAATAGATGACTAATTTAGAGGCAATATCAATAAAATTACGAGAGGAAAAAGATAAACAATTAGAGTCAATTTTAAGTGTATCTGGTTCTGCTGCAATTAATAGAAATGAATATGGTATTAATGTTGTAGATAATACAAATGCTGCATCATCTTTATTATTTAAAGGATTAACCAAAACAAAATATGATAATGAAGAATTGGTAAAAGCAGTTGATGTAACGGTTACAGAATTATTACCAAATATTCCAACTGCAAATTTAGATTTAGTTCCAAGACCAATATATAATGCAGAATTAACAGCAAGTGCACAATTGAGAACGGAAGTTGCTAATTTAAATCTACAAGTAACAAATTTAAACTCACAAATTTCTACTTTACAGGCACAAGTTCAAACCGAAATAAATAATAGATTGACGATAGAACAAACAAATGATTTATTAGTCAATCAAATTGATACATTAAATTCTACAATAGAAGATTTTTCTGGTCAAATATCAACCTCTTTACAAAAGTCTGTTGATGAAAGTATATTGAGAGCCTCATTACAATCACAAAAGACAGGATTTAAAGCACAAATTGAGGCATTAATTAAACAAATTGATTCCTTAAATGCAATTATAGAAGGTTTGCAGGCTCAATTGGGTGCGGTAAGACAACAAAAAGATTTAGAACAAACGGCACAAGGACAAGGTGGAACTATAATTAATAAAATTGTAACTGCAAACTTTACACCTAAAGGTTCTGCAACTGACCCGGTATTGTCTTATAAAATTAAGAATGCAAGAGATGAGGTAAAAGAATGGATTAATGGTAGAAATTTAAAATTGATAAATAATGATTTAGAACCAGTTACCATTAAAATAAACGCAACATGGGACAGAGACCAAAGATGGTTTTCAATACCAAAACCTAATTTTACAATATCACCAGGTGCAACTGAAGAGATTGTGTTTACGGCTACACCAGAAAACACAACTTATGATAAAAGAGATAATACAATTATTTATAGTGCATCACTTACTATAACGGTAGAAAGAGCTGATGGAACATCGGAAACCAAATCATTTAAAACCGAATTAAAAATTGCACATCCTAAATCATATTAATAGATTATGAGTATTAAAAAATATACAAATATTGAATCGATAAATTCAAATTCTGAAAATGAAGGTAAATTCATAGAGGATAAGGATTTATTTATTCTTTCTAAAAATGAAACCGAAAAAACTGATTTTGGTGTTGGCAAGTATGATGTAATGGAAGTTTCTGTTTATGATGTTAATAATAATTTATTACCACAAAAATCAGGAAACAATGTTGCATATGTAAAATCAGCCGATATTAAAAATTATTTGTATAATCTTACAAATAAAGGTGGCCAAAAAGAATTAGCTATTAATGTTGAAAAATTGTTAAATGATTTAGGATTTACAAATGGTATTCTTAAAGTTAATATAAATTTTGTTAGAGATAAGGTAGGTTCTGATAACGACTCACATAAAGTTTGGATACAAGAAATTTCACCATCAAGAGAAGAAATTCGTATATTACCTTTAAAAACAAAAGATAATAATATAAATAACATAACAAACAATCAATTTAAAAATCTTAAAAAATTAAATAAAGAATTTAATTATTATAAAACAGAATTGTTAAATATATTAAATTCTTTTGATAATGTTTTTTTAACAAAAGTAGATGGATATTTGGAAAGTAAATTTGGAAAAGATTTTTTAAATGTATTAAAAAAAGATTTTGGTTTATCTGAATTTTCAAATTTTAGAAATAAAATATTTGAAGATTTTAAAAATTCAACAACATATTATTTAACAAACAAATATTATACAATTGGTGAATCTAATTTTGGTAAACAATCTGAGATGAGATTTGAAGATTTTGAAATATATGATTTTGAAATGTTGGTATCTGAAATTCAATCTATACTTAATCATTGTATAGATTTTAATACAAAAATATTGAAAAGAAGAACAACCGATGTTACATCATTACCAAAAGAATTTGCAATAGTTGAATTAAGAAAACAAATTCAAAATAATATAGAATCGTTTTCTACATTTACTGAAACAAAAAGAAGTGTTTATTCACCAAATGTTGCAAATATTTCATTTAATGAAAAAGTAAATGCTGAACCGATAGTTAGACAACCAATTACAACGGATTTAAATATAGATACACCACTATCCGATGGGGTTACTTTTGGCCCAAGTAGAACAAATAATGAAAAATTTGGTATACAATTACCAAAAACGGATAATGCCAATTGGTGGAGACTTGATCCGGGTAATGTAATAAATGAAGACCGTAAAGATGCAATTAATATAAAATAAAAATATTTATAAAAAAGAATAACAGTGTCAGATACAAACAATAAATATTTTGATGGTATAAGTGAACAATTGGATTTAAATTTTGGAGCAATAGGTGATAT